CTGATAGTGTCTCCATCAGTTACTGATCGTAAGGTGCATTTATAAACAAAAGCGTCTGGTGATTTACTCATTTGTAGGTTGTTTGGTAGTAACTTTTCTGTAATAAACCACAACGTCTTTCAGCTCTGTTATGTACCTCTTTATTTCTTGCATGTTGTAAGCCATCACCTCGTAATCAGGTATTGTCATTGCCAAAAAAACCAGCTCTCCCTCTTGCTGCTCTATTCTAGCTAATTGTTCATCTTTGTTTTCTGGCGTAACTGCTATCCATTGTGGCTGCTTGAGATCTATTTCTCTAGGCATAATAGGTTGCACTATTTTTCTTTCAATAGGCTTGGCTGAAACTTGTATTTGTTTAGTTGGAATTAGGCTGCAACTGCAAGCCATCATCGAGATCATCAACAGTGCCGCTAATTTTCTCGATGTCTTCCATGATATGTTTTGTACCATTGTTTATTTTCCTTTCCATTTCTGTCGGATCAGTCAAAATTTTAGCAGTAAGCTCATAATTTTGTATGAATTGTGTATAGCGATTTAGTTCTCTTTGTGCCGCTTGGCTTTTTACAGTAAGGTCCTGTAGTTGCTGAGTCTGTAGCTCAAAGTCGGCTTGTATTGATTTTATTGCTTCCTCTTGTGTAGCTACTGCGCCTTCTAAAACAGCGTTGTTAGCTTGTAAAATTTGGTTTTGGCTGAAAAAATAATAACTAGCAGCTGCTAATACTATTATTATTCCTATTAATACTTGTTGCATAGTCCGCCACTACCTCAGTTAATATTAGTTCGCTAAAGGATTTTTATTACTATCTTCTAGTTTTTCTATGTCTACTTGGAGACGCTCAACACTAAGAGTTAAACCAGCTATACTAGCTTTCAAATCGCTATTATCTGGTATGACCAAACTATCTATAGATTTATTTATATACTCAACGGACGTTTCTATAGCGGCAAACCTTTCTTCAATTATCTTTTGAGCGTTTTCTGTGTCTCCTATACCGCCTATTTGTGCTTCGAGGTTTTCTAACCTGTTAACGTAAGTAGCTCCTGTATAACCGAAACCAGCTAGGGTTGCTACAATCGATGCCAAAGCTATAAGTTGTGCTAATTTTGATTCTAAAAAGTTCATAGGTCCACCTGTTCATCTATTATATTTTGCATTTTATTTATGCTTGTATTTGATAAATTGTAATATGCACCGCTGTTATCATCAATCTTTGCGTCGGAATAAATAACCTTACTTTCATACCACAAGTTTTGATCTGGTAAGCTAAAATCTTTGTATCTATCAAACCCAGGTACGTAACCCAAATACGCAACAAAAGCTGTTTGATCCGCATATTCGCCTGATTCTTGTTGCTCTTGCTCCATCTCTTCTTGCTCTTGTTTTATGTTGTTGGCAATAATTTGATCTGCTATTTGGTCAGCTTCAGAAGATGTCATAACATTAGATGTAGCAGATAAAATTTGGCCTTGTATATCATTAATCTGTACGTCAGACATAATAGAATCATCTAACGTAACCAAAGGAGTAATCGTAATAGAAGTTCCACCTATAGTATCTGCACCATCACTCATCTGTAAAACAGTATTGTTCTGAACATTTGCTGACAATATTTGGTCTGATATTGAAGGAGAAGACGAAGTGCTGATACCACCTGTTTGATTTACCTCTGAATTTCCTGCATTGTTTTGTGTAGTATAGCTGTCTGTCGCAGTTCTTAAAGTTTGTGCTACGACTCTTAAAGCTCTAGATATACTGTTGCCTTTTGGATTTTCCTCGAAAGTTTCAACAATTTCTTCAATGAGTTCTTCATCTAATATTTCTTCAATTTGTTCTTCAATCTCTTCTTCTGCTAACAATTCTTCAATAACTTCTTCTTCGATAATCTCTTGTATTATTTCCTCTACTACTTCTTCTTCAAGTATTTCTTCAATATCTTCCAATATTTCATTTTGTGTAAAAACCTCAATTAATTCTTCTGCGTCAAACACATCTACAACATCAACATTACTAACGATAGATATGCTTTCAATAATTGGATCGTACGTTTCCAACACGTTTATTATCGGTTCTATGAATAATTCATCATCAGAAAAAAAATCAAAATCAAAATCTTCAAAAACTTCCTCTTCGTTGAAATCTTCAAAAGGTTCTGTGTATGTAATTACTTCATCCTCTGTTATTTGATATGTTTCTGGTTCATCAAAACCGTTTTGTGTAACCATCACAGCAATTATTTCTGGTATATAACCTGAACAAGTTGGACTGTATTGTGGGTCTTGGTCACACTCAAAATCGCGTAAAGCTTGTTCATACCCAGAACACTCTGTTGAATATAAAGCATTTATATTGCACTGTTGAGTCAAATAAGCCGCTGCATAACCTGGACAGCTAGAATCATTTAATGGGTCACTACAATCAACACCGTTGCCACTACCTGATCCATACAAACTACCACCGTTTTCTAGTAACGTGTTAGAAGAAGTATTGTTCCAATTTTGATTTACACAAGAGCTAGAATTTGTAGTCCCTGTATTACATTCATCGTGATACAAATAGGTATATGAATTATTTTGATTAGACCCTACTTCACCAATCAAAACATCGTGATTAATGATGTCTAGCTCTCTGTAACGAAAATCAAAAGAGTTGTTGTTCCAAAGTATGATTTCAAAACTATTGTCTGAGTTTCGGTTGTATTCTCGCATACGATACCAACCAAATATCATTTTGCTTGAGTCCCCCCAAGATTTCATTCGAGAATTGTTATCTCTTATTAAGTCAGTCCAAAACGGATATAACGTGTATGTATGTTGCCCATTAATAGGATCTGGTGTGTAGTCACTACAATAATCACCACTATTACCAAAATGCAAACATCCATTGGTAGCCATCCTAGCTTGCGAAAAAGTTGAGCCGTAAAAAGTGAAGTTGAAAGAAAGATCTATTGCTGGTGATATACCGTCATCCACTACCTCATAAGCCAGCTCGCCTTCAAAGTTATTCGCATTGTCATGCAAATCATATAAAGGTTGATTGGCTTCGTAAGTATATTGGCTTAATAAACTAGAGCTAAATAATCCAATTACGACAAAGCATAAAATTCTTTTTTGCATTGTCTATCAGTTTTTGTTTTTCGTGTGTAGCCTTTTTTAACAAAGCCTATGACATCTTTTTTAATTTGACTTCTTTTTGGATTGGCTTCGGCTGTGCATTTTCTTACATAATCTGCCTCTGCCTCTTTTACGTCTGGTCTTTTGTGTGGATTAGATTGCCATAAGTCTTTTGCCTCTTGTCCTATTTTGCCCTCATAAGGACAAGGTGTACCAGCCATGTTCATAGCCTTGAAAACTCTTACGTCTTGACACAATATTGACACAGCTGCCACCTTCATGCCCATGTCGTAAATGTATTTGCTTAGTTTCAATCTTTCACAGTTTTCATCTACAACTGCCTTACCACCTGATAAACCAAACACCTGCCCTTGAAACGCTCCGCTGATTCCTGTGGTGCATAGATCCTGGGAATAACTCATAATGCTAGGAGCTATAGCAGAAGCGGGTGGTGCTTTGGTATCAACATTCTGATTTATAGTCTGCGTTGAGTTAGTTTCATTTATATTTCTGTTAGTGTTATCAGAAGTAGATGAACTAACGCTCTCGTTAAAATTGTTATTTGTGTTATCAGTAGTTACGTTAGATTCAGAAGTTGATTGATTTATATTTGTGTTTTCTGAAACGCTAGTGTTCTGATTTACGTTCGTATTTGTAGAGGTCGAGTTGTTATTTACAGTTTGATTTACCGTAGAGTTTTGCGTCACGTTTGACGTATTCGTATTTACATTTGTATTACTGTTAGTCGAAGTATTTACATTTGTATTTGTATTAGTGTTGGTGTTAGTAGCCGTAGATGTAGAAGTCGAAGTATTGGTGTTAGTGTTTGTATTGGTGTTGGTATTCGTGGTTGTGGTTGTATTCGTAGTGTCTAAGGTGTTAGCCTCACAATATTGCGTACCAGCATCACAATCGCCAGTTTGATCTGCAAACAAAGAAACAGGTAGTAAAAGAACAGCTAAAGCTATTATGTATATGTGTTCCTTTAGCCTCACTTATCTTCACCTTTAAAACTCTTAGATGAATTAGATGTGCCAGCATACAGTCCGAACCAAGCAGCTCCAGCACCTACTACAATCGATATTAGACCTGATTGTTCAAACGACGGTTGTGGTAGTTCCATAAACCAAATGGTGCATTTATACAATAAAATTATGTAAACAGTTAAAAATGCTCTAGGAAATATTCTCCAAGAGTCAACCGCTCTAGCTAAGTGAATCCATCTTTGGTGCGGATTTACATTTTGGTCAGACTCTAAATCTCTAATTTTATCTTTAAGATCAGATATTTCTCTAATCATGTCCATAAACTTATTAAGGTCCATTTCGACCTCGTTTCTGTCCATGTCTCCACTGAATCTGTTTTGATCGTTCATATAAATTCTGCTAAGACTACAGCGCCCACAATAAACGGATAAACCGCCCAAAGCATAGTTTCTAGTCTGTCAAACCGTTTTGATCCGTCTTCTAGTCTTTTTTCAATGTTTTCGTAGCGTATAGTACATTCGCGCTCATGCGCTTCAATTTTTGCTATAGCTTCTTTAACATTGGACATTATCGATTAGCTTTTTTTACTCTTACTTCTTCGTAAGCCTCATTTACATCTGGAGTAGATTTGTCGTCTGCTACATACTTACCCTCGTCATCTCTAGCTCTAACTCTTTTTCTCTCTGTACCAGTCCAAAAATCTACGACTTTTTTCCAAAAACTCATTTACTTCTCCTTGGCTCTGCCGACATTGATAGCACACCAATCAATCAGTTTGTATACCTTACCTATAATCTGATCATCTTTTGGTGTTGGTGTTAATGCACATATCAAAGATGCTCCTGATATTACCCAAGGTGCTAGTTGTATTATTGTTAAAATTGTATCTAACATATCATTCTCCTATATTAACTCTCTAGTGCTGCGACTCTAGCCGTCAATGCGTCAATTTTATCGTCTGCCTCTTGTAAAGCCTTTACTAGAATTGGTACAAACTTTTCGTATTGCAAAGCGTATTGTTTGCCGTCGCCCGATAGATTACTAACTAAATTGGTTTTGTTAGAAATTTTATGATTTATAGACTCTTCTAAAGCAACAACATCTTGTGCTTTGAAACCTACATCCATCCAATCTTCCTTATGTGTTCCATCTGCTGTAACACTATTCAAATCTGTGTCGGGGTTTGAGTCCCAATCTACATACTTATGTCTTTTGTCCCAATAGTAAGTATATGGTGTTAATTGATTTACAAAATCTAAGCCAGCAGATAATGGTTGAAAGTCAGTTTTATCTCTTTCATCAGATGCTACAGACAAAGAAACTTGTACGTTAATTTTTGAGTGGTCGCCATTACCTATAGTAACTTCATTATTACCACTTGTTATTGCACCTCCAGGTGAGCCAGAATTACCTGAACTTGTGCCTAGTAACATATTATTAGAACCTGTACTTATCGACCTTCCCGCTTGCTTGCCGATTGCGACTGTATTGTTACAACCATTACCATTTTCGAGAGCCTCAACACCAAATGCACAATTACCAGACCCAGATGTATTATCAAGTCCAGCAGCCCTACCTACCCCAGCATTGTCAGTGCCAGTTGTTAATTTGCCAAGAGCTTCATATCCGACTGCCGTGTTGTTACTGCCCTCGGTTAGTTCATCCATAGCCTCTGCTCCGACCGCAGTGTTTTGATCGCCCGAAGTTAAGACATTAAAAACGTCGTTACCTAGTCCAGTGTTGTTATTTGCTGTGCTTAAAGTCCCTGTGCCAGCGTCATTACTTATGAGTAGGCTGTTTGAAAAATTTGTTACGTTAAATTTAATTCCAACGCCATTTATGGTAGAAGAACTTGTGATTGCTCCATCAACTTGTAATGTGGAAGCCATATCGACGGCACCATCTATATCTACTACATCTAAATTTGCTGTTCCATTTACATCAATAGAACCCTCTAAGTCTATGTCACCGTTAACTACGAGATCATCTGTTACTGTTAAATCGTCCTCGACTTTTAGATCTACAACATTCAAACTAGCAAAAGCGTCAACTACAGCAGCTCCACTACCAGCACCGTCTAAATAAACTGCCTTAGTATCACCTGGAGGTATCGTTATGTTAGCTCCCGTACCCTGTGAAATTATTATGTTTTGAGATCCCGAGGTGCCATTTTCAATAAACTGCATCCTACTTATGGTATTTGGTGCAATGGTAATAGTACAAGCTGAATCAAGTGTACCTGTATATTTAAGATACATAGCTCTGCCTGGATCAGTCGCTCCATCAGCAACTGTTGTGGTATGAGTATCTGCGTTAGTTGTTATAGCTTCCGTTCCAAAGCCTAGAGCCTCGCCGATCAATTCCAAATTTGTATTTGTAGAAGTACCCCAAGTTCCAGACTCGTCACCTGTGGCTATTTCTTTTAATCTAAGATCATTTACATAAGTGGCCATTTATTTCTCCGTATAATTTATTATATTACCTTTCTTTTTAACTGTTAAGCAACATCTACCCAGTTAGGTGTTTGACTGTCATCTATATTGCTATAATTAGGTGTTTGATCCTCATCTATAAGACTCCAAACAAAAGGATTACCAACTTCTCCGTCAGCCGATAATCCAACTACAGTGACATTTGCTTTGGCTAGAATAGATATAGATCCAAGATTACCTGTGCTAGAAACACCATTAATATCAAATCTTGCGTTGTGGTGTATGGTTACAGAACCGACAGAGGCGGTGGCACTCTGTCCCGTTACCGATACATTAGCCTCTCCATCTACATCGACTGATACTGAACCTAGAGTTGCTACAGCGCTAGGAGCTGTAGCTACCGCTTCGCCATTTACACCAACACCCGATAAAGCGCTAGTTGCGGATTGACCTGTCAGCGTTACGTTGGCTTCAGCGTCTGTGGTTAATGTGCCTAAAGCAGAAGTGCCTGCCTGCCCTGAAAGTGTGAGATTAGCTTTACCTATAAAAGATAAAGAGCCTAAACCACCTGTAGCAGAAACGCCTGTAGGTATAACATTTGCTTCAGCATCTACACTTACAGAACCTAAAGCAGAAGTTGCAGCTACACCAGATATGGTGAAACTTATAGGTACAGCAGCTGGTTGACCCCAAGGACCTTCGCCCCAGCCAGCACGACCCCATCCAGTCGACATAACTTAAACTACGCTATTCTAATAATAGCCGTACTTGCCGCTGCCGCAGGCATAACCACTGTAAAATCACCAGCGGTAGAGGTTTTGTCTCCACCAAAATCTATTGTAGCAACAGATTTATTACTATCAGATGAGTTGTAAATCATACAACCTCTTGCAGTTATGGTGGCTGTTCCAAACGTCAAATCAGCAAAATCTGTAAAACCAGTTGTACCGCTTGATGTAGGATCAACTCTTGTGAGGTTTGCCCCACCCGAAGTGTAATTGGTTCCTGATGCTTGCCCAGTTGTAGTAAACGCAGTTGTAGTAGCCCCTAACGTAGCTGAACTTGTATACAGCGCTAGTTTGAAAGTATCTCCACCTGAGTTTTTAAAGTTATGGACAGCCTCTAGCAGCTCCTTTTTGAAGCTGGTTGTTAATGTTGATGTGATAGCCATATTTATATCCTTTTTACAATTTTAGCTACATCTTCTTCGCCAGCTTTTAATAACTCTTGAATCAGTGTAGCTTTGTAGGATTTTATAGCATTTTTTATATAAATTAAACAAACCTGTCTTATTGCATCTTTATAAGCTCTAGCTTGTTCTTGAATATGTGGTTCATTATCTTCTGAAACACTAACTATTTTTTCAGTAATACGATCAGCCCAAAACTCTGGTGGATGACCACCAAAACTAGAAGTTTTAGCCTCTATAATACCCAAAGAGGGCAAAGCGCCAGGTGTTACATCGTCTACCATACTTTAGGATCTCCAGCTTTTGATTTTTTTAGATGAGTGTCGTATCTATCCATAAGCATTGGTTCAGGTTCTCCTGCCTCTTTACCTTCAACTTGGCTTTTATTGAATACCCGTAATTTGTTATCTTGATCGTGTACGATTATTTTGGGGTCATCTAAACGATGATAACCGTATAATTTATCCTGTACTGGTATAGATGTATCTAATAATGTAGAGGAGTTTGCCACTTCTACCTGCATACCAGCACTTTGGCATTTAGATAACCAATACTCTACACATCCTCTTCCTGACTCGGCAAAATAAAGATTACCTGTATAAGTAAAATCAACACCAAACATTTTTAAACAGCCAACTTTATTCCATAAAGCAAACGCTATTGCATAAGCTACAGTGTTGTTTAGATAGTAGCAGTTTAAATCTCTAACGACTTCTTCTATAGGAAAAAGAACTAAGCCTTTTGCTCTTTCGTCTAACTCACAAGTATATATTGGACCATCATGCGTTTTTAATAATTTTTTCATTGATTCTGTTTGACCACCTGCATCATCGCTGTCAAAAAAACGACTAGCTGGGTCTAACATAAATATACGATCGTGAAATATCACGTCTGCAACGGCATTTATTGCCCAAACTTCGTCAAAATGTACTCCGTGTGATTTAGCAAGATTGTAGTCAAACCAACTACGTCCCATACCTACGATGGCTACAGTCTTGCCCTCAAGTTTCTTGATAGGCTTCATACTTTCTCCTTTTAACTTACATTAGAGCGAAGTGAGTCATAACGATATTCATCACGTCTTCCTCTGGCTTCTGCTCTATTTTTTAATCTAGCAATTTCTTGTTGGAATCGATTTTCGTAAGTTGCGAGTAAATCTGGTTCACCCTTCATAAAAGTATAGCCCTCGACTAACGAGCCATAAAGCAAGGCGTCTCTGGCATTATTTGAAAGCCAGGTACCACTTGTATTTGTCACCAAACTGTTAGGTCTGTATAAATAATGCAGCTCAACTGTGTAATCTGCATCTGGTAATGGCGCGACCACGATTGTAGAACCAGAACTTCCTGAAGTGCTGTATTCCTTATCAAAGTCAGCGTAGTATTTAGGCAGTCCTCTCAGACTGGTATCAGTTAAATCAGGAGTAAACTCCTGCATAAAACTGGGGTGTTTCTTATCCAGAAAATGATAATCACTTGAACTATCAATAACTGCTAACGAAAAACTCAGAATAAAATCTGTTGGACAGGTAAGAAAACGGCTACCCGTTGTCAAACTGCCTGTCACATTTTTCCTAAAGAAATCTTCTTGTACTAAATTAAATATACGATCTTCAGCGTTCTTTATAAAGTCTGGTATCGTCGTAGTAAACGTACTCTCATTGTTATCAAGAAAACTTTGTATCAAAGTAGTTAATTCAGTATAAGTCATGTTGTGATTGTAACTGTTCCTAAAGTTGCTGTCATTTTAGGAGTTGTAAAATTAGAACCTAATGTAGAAGGATTCATGGAAAAAGAGTTAAGACTTGTGGAGGTAAAATTACTAGGATCGGATACAACTACAAATCCCTCACCAACTTCTACATCATTATTTGGTCTTGGCTTGTATAAGGCTTCAGGGTCAGAAACAACAGGTCTAGGATCTATTTGTGGTGCTTTCGGCTCAAAACAGTCAGGACACACTTTAAGATTATTCCATTCCTCTCGCAACTCATGTAGTTTATATTCAAAACCACACCTATCGCATAGTGCTTTTGCAAATTTCCCTAAAGCGTAAGCCACTAATAACTACTCCTCATAGACGGTTTGATGCGAAATGATGCTCTATCTTCGTCTTGATCAGCTGCCCTTCTAAACTCTTCCTCGTAGGCGGCTTTTAATACTGCGGTGCGTTCTGGCGCTCTTTTTTGTGATATGTAATAAGCCAAACCCGCTGCAAAACAAGGATAAAAACGAAAGGGCATATCCATAGTATTTATTGCGGTATCAGCATCGTCCATGCGTACTATTTTATTGAATACTAAAACATCTGTAGAGTTTTCAGGACTAGGCCATATTTTTATAACAGGTGTAGTTAATTTATCAAAAAAGAATTGTGATGGTCTGCTTTTTGTATCTTTTGTAGGTATATTTAGATACTCAGAACGACTAATTCTGTTCATGCTAGTATCTGTGGTTTGACTGTTAGTGGTTCTTCGCAAAGACATATCTAATATGTCTATTACATTTGTGTCCAAACTATAATTAGAAGTTCCTTCAGTTAAAGTTTGGGTTGTTTGTTCAATAGTCCATTGATTTAGACCTCTGTTAGCCCATTCAGCCAACATTAAGTTTATAGATCTTTTTGCTGTTTTAAGATCATATCCAGTTCTAAGCTCAATACCACATCGTTCAAAAGCCTCTTCTACAAACTCTGTTACGTTTGGCTCAAAATTAGTGCTACCTGAAAGTGCCATTATTCTTCTTCCTCTGCATATAAATTATCGAAAATTCTGTTTACGTCTAGAGTATAGTCTAAATCAGACTTTGAATAATGTATATGTGCAGATGGTTTAAAATCAGGTGCGCCGTTACCAGCCTCAAACCAAGCTGGGTGTGTAACTCTAACTCTGTTATTTGGAAGTGCAACGATGTTGCCTGTCCAATCACCCGCGTCTAGTAGTTCTAAAACATGGCTTTGTTTGTGTTGTGCAGGATCGTCTGCTATTTCGCTTTCCGTATAATCAACTGTAAACATATATTTTGCAGGGTAAAAGGCACCATCTATTTTTGCAAGCCAAGGACAGGGTGTTGCTCTATCGATAACATAAACCGCGTGGTGATGTGATGAACAATCCCAAGGCTGTGCATCGTGAACAGCCATAGGCTCTGGCCATTCTTCAAAAGGCGTATCGCCTACAAGTGCTGTAATCGGCATCCTAGCCCACATAGCACCCCCATGCACATTATCTTCTTCTTCACCTTCAGCTTCAATGCCTGTAAAAATTACTTGAAAGCTTAAACATCGACAGGGCATGGTAGTTACAGCTACAGCCATAGCATGTAAAAACTCACCGTGATATTTTTCGTGATTATGAGTGTATTCTTTTCTAACCCAACATTTAAAGTGAGGTATGTTGCTTTGTAGGTAAGCCACTATCTACGTGATCCAACTCTACCGCCTCTCTTATAGCCTTTTGATTTCATCGCTTTGCCACCCTTTCTATAACCTTTTGATTTCATAGGTCCGCCTCTTTTCATTCCTTTGGATTTCATAGGCCCACCTCTTTTCATACCTTTAGACTTCATTGGACCGCCTCTTTTCATCCCCTTGGATTTCATCGGACCGCCCTTCTTCATGCCTTTAGACTTCATAGGTCCACCTTTTTTCATCCCTTTGGATTTCATTGGACCACCTTTTTTCATACCTTTGGACTTTACCATTCCTCCAGCTGCATATCCTTTTGTTCTTTTATACATACAAATCCTCTATTTCTTTTTTGTTGTTTTCTTTTTAGCAGCTGTTTTTTTAGCTGGTGCTTTCTTTTTAGATGCAGCCTTTTTCTTAGGCATGTTTAAATAAATTCTTGTTTCTTCCACAGGCTCATCTGGCCTTACTTTCGCATTTTGCCTTGCTTTTAACTTAGCTTGCATTTCTTTATCTGCTTTTGTTGCCATAATTCTCTCCTAAGAAATAGTCGTCACCTTACGACGATTACTCATAACTTTACCACACCCTCTAGCTATGAATCCATTTTTTTTAGTTTTGTTATTTTTTCTATTTACAACGTCTCCAGTTGCCATTGAAACTCTTGCCTTCTTAGTATTTGGGACAACAGTCTTACCTTTGGCTCCAGCAGCTTTCTTTTTTCTCGCTGTTTTTGCACGCTCTGCTTTAGACAAACTTTGGGCTTTAGCTTTAGGCAAACACCTATCGGGATTCTTTTTATTTTTGCTTGTTCCACACGGTCCTTTGATAGAGCCGTCTGTACCGATCCTAACCCAGTTTTGTTCTCTCCACTGTTTTAGTTGACCCATTATCTTAATCTATCGGACATAACTCTGCCCTGACCTCTCACGTTGAACACTAATCCACCGCCTGCTTTTTTTACTCTTTTTTTCTTTTTAGAGCCTTTTGCATAGTTTGGATCTTTGCAATACTTTGAGGCAGCCATATTTGCATAAGCAGAAGGATATGTATCAAAAGTGCGTTTTGCCCAAGCTTTTCCTTCTGGACAAATTTTACCACCGCTTTTTGCTTTCTTTGCCATTATTTTATTCTACCATGTTTTTTTCTGATCGCATCTTTCCCGCGTCTGAAAATTTCTGCCTGTTTTGGTTTTCCCCCGTATTTAGATCTTTGTTCGCCCACTGTCAAAATTTGTATCTTTCTAGCAAAAGGCTTACGTACCTTTGTAACTTTTGCAACCGTATCTCTAGCGTCTTGTATAGTCGCATATTTTATTGAAACAGTATCTTTAGGATTTTCATCCGTATATAGCCTTCTATCGCTACCTTTTGGTTTTTTTCCTGTTCCTACTTTTGGGTCCTTTCTTTTTGGCATTTGTAACTAATTTTTTCAAAGTATTTGATTGTTTTTTGTGCATCCTAGATGCTTTATTCAACTCTTTTGAAACCTTTTTTATTTTTTTTAGCATCTCCACTGTCTCCTTGACCAATAGTTAGCTTTAGTCCTATCGTCTCCAAGATTTTTACTCCTAGCACAATAGGCCTTACGTTTTTTTGGATTGTTAGGGTGTGCGCCTAACTTGGGATCACCAAACGTGACGCGTTTAATTTTGCCTGTAGCTGGCACTCGCACGAAAACCTCTCTTGTTTTTTTGCCAAAACCAGGAGAACCTTTGGGAATCCTCCTGGGTTTGTTGAGTGTTACCTTCTTGCCTTTGTATTCAGCCATTAATAATTTTTATTTAAAATAAGAATTATTGAATAAGCATCTCCACTAGAATGACCTACAGTAGTAAAGTCAATATCACCAGTTACTCCTGATCCAGCGTTATTCGGTATACCACTGAATCTATCATCGTAGTATTCATCGCCTGTACTATCAGCAG